TATGAAGCAGTTTATGGATCAGTAGTTTTTTTTTGTCAAGTATACATTCACTTGATAAACAATTTGGAGGACTATTTGAAGAACAAATTGGTGATGACGGGGATGACATTACATCAGGCAGAGACAACAATGGAAAGTTTATGCAACGTTTTGGATGGATTTACCAAGCTTCCATCATTGCAGAACATGAAAAAATAAAACTAATTGAGGTATATGATTTACCTACAATTCAATGCCTAAACGCTTTAAGTTATTTAAAAGCTAAAAATGCATTTGAAGTAAGCGAAATAAATAGAATTAATGGCAAATAATTCAGTTATAAATTATCCTAATTCAGACTTTAAATTGTCTGAATTTGAATCTGTATTAGTAGATGCGGGTAGTTTATTTATTTATTTAGCCCAAAAAAGGATTCAGGCTAAAAATAAAATTGATACTGGAGCTTTAAGTGATTTGCAAATCACATCTGTATCAAAGGAAGCAAACAGATATTCATTAACAATTGGATATCCAGATGGAAGCCCAGCATGGGATTACTATGATTTTCAAAATAAAGGAGTAAAAGGATTAAAAAGTGGAAATCCTAATTCAATTTATGCTTATAAATCTTTAGGAGTTTCAAAGAAAATGATTAATTCACTGATGGCTTGGTATACAAGACACAATATTTTTTCATTAAAAGAAGATCAAAAAAAGAATTTAAGTGGTTTACAACGTAAAAGAAAGAGCATATCTTCAATAGTTAGTAAAGCAAATAAATTGCAAAGTCTGGCTTATGCCACTGCAATAAGTATTAAGAAAAAAGGTTTACCAAAATTAAACTTCATTGATGACAATATTGAGATTGCATTTAATGATGCTTTCATTGCAAAATTAGAGCTAGCTTTAGGCGAAGATATATTATTAAAATTCAAACAAGAATTCAATGGCTATAACAATAAATAGTGCACCAGGTGCTTATTCATCAATCACAGATTCTATCTGGTTTGTAGTATCTTCAGACCTTTACGCTTCTTCTTCTTTTAAATATGTATTTGACATATCAATTAACGGCTCAAAAATCGCCAGTCTTAAAGTCTTCCCAGATGGAGGGAACTATGGTGTACTTGATGTTGCCCCTATCTTACGCAATTACTTTAGTAGCGGATTTAACCCAAGCGGAACTGGACTGTTACAGAATGCAAACTCCAATTTGCACCTTGACTATTCCATCGCATTTGGTGAAGAGTACGGTGGTTCAGCGCATCCAAACTTGACTTCAGGAGCATATAAGGCTTATGCATATCAACTTGATCCATACAGAACTTCTTTATCTACCTATGCTAATAAATTCCTAACAAGTAGAGATAGAAATAATGCAAAGATTGTACAAGGTGAAAAGTTCTATATTACCTATTTTAATGCTGATTTAGCTAGTGCTACGGCTACAATTCAAAAGTATTTTGAAAATGGGACTGCTGATGGCTCTGCCTCCACTGGTTCTACTATTTCAACTTATGAATCTTTAATCCTTGACTTATCTCCTCAAGCCATTAATAGCTATCTAGGAACTACAAAAATAGATGATAATACGTTTGCCTATTCAGTATCAATTGGAGCTGACACAATCAAACTATACCAGACTGCAAATCCAAGATTTACTCCAGTAAAGTTAATCTTCCAGAATGCTTGGGGTGGATATGATTCATTTGATTTCAGATTACTATCCAGAAAGGGTAAGAAATTTAATCGTAAGAATTATGATTCGGTTGATTATGTTCGTAATGGTGGGAATATGGACTGGAAGGATTCATCTGGAAAATTCTATGGTGGCCTTACTAACTTTGCAACATCAATAGATTATAGCATTAAGGTAGTAAGCGATTATTTGACTGTTGCAGATTATAACTTAGGTGCTGAATTACTAGCTTCAAATGAAGTTTACTATGCTTATAATGGAGATTTCTATCCTATTTCAATGAAAATGGATACCTGGGAAGAGAAGAATCTGAATTCAGATAAAATATTTAATTACGAATTGCAGTTTGATTTAGGCAAAACTACATATAGCCAGTTTAGATAATGATCACAGAGATATATTTGGAAGGGAATAGACTAGATTTATTCCAAGATTTAGGAGCAGATCTAACCTATGTTATTGATGACATTAAAGATTTTAGTTCTAGGAATACTTCTTATTCTAAAACTATTAATATTCCAGGCAATGCGAATAATAATAAAATCTTTGGTCATATTTATGACCTTAATATCTCTAATAATTACGGCTATAATACTACTGATCCAAACTTTGGCTATAATTTTAATCCAAGTAAACACGCTTCTTGTATCATTTACCACAATAAAATCCAGATTTTTAAAGGCATTATTCGCTTATTAGAGATTACGATTAATAAAGGAATGATGGAGTATCAATGCTCTGTCTTTGGTGAGCTTGGTGGATTTGCCTCCGCAATTGGTAATTCATTAATTGAGGATTTGAATGGGTTTGAAGTATACAATCAAACATGGACAGAAGGCAATGTAGTTAATTCATGGAATGCAAGTGGTGGAACTGGTATCGTATTCCCTTTGATTGATTATGGCAATTGCAAAAATAATGCTCCAGACTATCATCTTGATGCTTTTAGGCCATCATTCTTTGTATATGAGATATTAAATAAAATCATTTCAACTGCTGGATATACTTACGAATCTAGCTTTATGAATACTGCTATCTTTAAAAATCTTATTATACCAAATAATAAAGCTGACTTAGAAGAAGTGGTAAGTGATTTATTAAATGCACAATGCTTTAATCAAACAACTACATCAACAGATTACCTTTTTGTATTTGGCTCAATTAGCCAGTATTTATTTACAAATACTTCTGGAAGTACGTTTACTTTTATTGGAACTACTGGAACAAGTGGAACGATGAGCTTGAAAGGTACTGGACTACTTAGAAGTACAAAAAATGTAACGGTACATATAAACCTAAATGGTGCACCTTATTATAATATAGTTATCCCACAAACTGGAAACGTATCTACTACATTTAGCATTGATGTTTCCTTCCCAATAACGCTAACAAATAACGATTATTTTACTGTTGATTTTACTACTGCAGCTGGTCTTAATCCAAATTTCTCATTTACTTCACAAAATATTGTCTTTGATTTTACGGCTACAAATGGCCAGACAATAAAAGCAAACTACGGAGCTTCATTAAATATGAAGAATCTTTTGCCAAAAGGAATTTTACAAAAAGATTTCTTTGTGTCAATATGCCGAATGTTTAATTTATACATTTGGGAAGATCCAGGAAATACTAAAAAATTATACATTGAACCTTATGTTGATTTTTATCAAATTAATGGAGGTCAATTAAAGATAAATGATTTTGGTGAATTGCTATTACATGGAGAGCCTGGTGATTCTACTGGATTACTTTTACTTTCAGATCCTACTGTTGATGCTTTGCAATGGAATGATAAGCTAGATTATTCTCAGACTTTATCAATCAAGCCAATGTCTGAATTAAATGCTAGATTCTATAAGTTTAGCTATGCAGATGATGATGATTTCTATACAGAAGCATACAAGAAAAAGTATACTGTCAATTATGGAGATAGAAAAGAAGATACTGGATATGAATTTGCAAATGATGAGCATGAAACTAATATCATATTTGCGCCTGGTGTCTTAGTAGGTAGATCGGGAGATCAAAAGATTGCCATGAATATTTTCAAATCATCTGCTGGAGTAGAAGAGCGCAAGGATCATGTTATTAGAATTGCTTTATTTAAAAAGATTACTGGTGTTCCTACTTATCATATAAATAATCTTTATCCTAATAATGGTAATTTAAGCACTCAGACTTCCTATGGATATGCTGGTCATTTAGATCATCCTACTACTCCATCTGCTGATATTAGCTTTGGAGTTCCAAAAGAAATTTTATTTACTATTTCATCTTATCCTACCACTAATTTATTCACTTCATTCTGGACTGATTACTTAGGTGAGATAACTGGTAAGGATAGTAAACTACTAACGTGCTATTTATATTTAACGATTGAAGATATTTATAAGTTAGATTTCTCTAAGTTTATTTATTTGAATGGCTCATTGTGGAGGCTGAATAAAATTGAAGATTTTAATCCAAACGCATCTCAAACGACTAAAGTAGAATTATTAAAGGTTTTAGAAACGACATACGCTGGATAAATGGCAAAGAAACAACAAGTAGTTTTAGAGGTAGTAGGTGAAACAACTTTGTTGCGTAAAGCATACAAAGAAGCATTATCTGAATTATTAAAGCTTCAAAATACTGCTGGAGCTACGGCTGATGAAATTGCAAGAGCCGCTCAAAAAGCCGCTGATTTAAAGGATCGTTTAGGAGATGCTAATTCTACTATTGATGCCTTTAATCCAGATAAGAAGTTCCAAGCATTTGGTCAGGCTTTGGCTGGTGTTGCTGGTGGATTTGCCGCTGCGCAAGGTGCTTTGGCTTTGTTTGGCATTGAATCAGAGAACGTACAAAAGCAATTGCTAAAAGTACAAGGAGCTTTAGCCTTATCAGAAGGACTAAATACCATTTTAGATTCAGTACAAGGATTCAAAAACTTAGCTACAGTAATTAAATCAAATGTAATCAATGCTTTTACTACGTTAAAAGGAGCAATCGCTGCAACTGGTATAGGTGTTCTTACTATTGCATTAGGGTATTTGATCGGTCACTGGACTGAATTGACTACAAAGCTAGTAACTTCATTCCCTATAATAGCAAAGGTAGCAGCTGGGATTGGCAAAATTGTGGATTCTATTACTGATTTCATTGGCATAACTAAGGAAGAAGATAGAGCCTATGAGAAACAGCACTTAGCTTATGTGCAAAGGAAGTTAGATATTGAAAATCAAATTGATCTTTTAGAGGCCCAAGGCAATAAAGAGAAGGAGATTTATAAACTAAAGAAGGATTTAGTAAATCAAGAAATTGCAGATTTAAAACTTAAATCGACTACAACGGCTGGATTAAGTAAAGAGGAAAAAGAAACTTTAATTAAAAAGCAGAATGAATTAAAGGTTTTAGATGCTGGATATAAAAAGTATTTGCTTGATAAACAAAAAGAAGCCAATGCTAAAAAGTTAAAAGAAGAACAAGAAGCAGCAGATAAAGAACAAGAGGCTTTAAAACAAAGAGGAGAAGCAGCATTTGAGCAATACCAGAAAATGGTTGACCTTAAAAAGCAAACTGATTTAGATGCACTTCAGCAAGAAATTGACACGCTTCAAAGATCTAATGATATTAGAGATGCAGATTATAATGCTGACCTAAATAGATTAAATCAAATAGTAGATAATTTAGATGCTCAAAAGCAAATAGAATTAGAAGCTATTGTGGGAACTGAAGATGCTGAAAAGAAAAAATTAGAGATAATTAAGAAATATGCAGATTTAACTTTTGGAGTAGAGCAAAAAATAAATGAAACTTCAAAAGCGCAACAAGAAGCTAGGTATAACATAAAAGTAAAATATGCAGAGCTAGGAATGCAATTAGGTAAATTTTTGCAAGATGCTGCTGGCCAAAATAAGGACTTAGCTATTGCGGGAATTGTAATTGAACAAGCTTCAGCAATTGCATTAATTGCAATAAATACTCAAAAGGCTGCTGCTGCTTATGGATATTTTACACCACTTGGTATTGCAACTCTTGCAGCTGGCGCATTAGGTATTGGATCTGCAATAATAGCAGCTAAACAAGGTATTGATAGTATTAATCAAGTAAATATTCCAGGATCTTCTAGTTCTGGTGGATCTGGTGGTATATCGATGAGTAATGCAGCTCCAGTAGCTCCAGCATTCCCTCCAGCACAAGCAACTTTATTAGATCAGCAATCCTTGAATCAAATTTCTAATGTAGTTTCAAGGGCTTATGTAGTAGAATCAGACATCACTGGATCTCAAAGTAGGATTAAAAGAATTCAAAACGCAGCAAGATTTTAAATAATAACAATATGGAATTACCAGTTTACGCATTAGAAATATCTGAAGATTTAAACGATGAAAGCTCTGTGGATTTTGTTGCTTTAGTAGATAAGCCAGCAATTCAAAGGAACTTCTTGATGTTTAAAGAACAACCAATGCAATTTGCAATTCAATCAGAAGACAAGCAGATTGTTTCTGGGCCGTTAATGCTAGCGGATACTCCTATTTATCGAAGCGATAAAAATGGGGAATACTATGTGACATTCTCTCCAGCTACTATTGAAACGATAGCACAAAAGTTCTTTAAGAAAGGCTATCAGTCAAATGTAAATTTGATGCACGATGGAAACCAAGAAGTGCAAAATATAACGATGTTTGAATCATGGATAGTAGATCCAGCTAGAGGGATATCTGCTATGAAAGGATTTGAGGATGCTCCAGTAGGCTCATGGTTTGGTTCATTTAAAGTAGATAATCCAGAGGTATGGGCAAAGATAAAGGCTGGAGATTTTAAAGGATTTTCTGTCGAAGGAATGTTTAATTATAAGAAGCAAGAAAAGGCAGTAGAGATGGCAGAACAGATGATGAATAAGATCATCGAGATTCTAGAGCAAGTTTCTTAAACGATAAAGTATTACAATTAATTTATTTATAAACAAAAGCAAACAATTAAAAATGAACGCAACAGAAGCATTAAACAAAATCAAAGCACTATTTGCCGAAGATGGCCAAGTAGTGACTGCGGATGTTCCAGCAACTGATGAAACTAAGATGTCTTTTGAATCTTATGATCTAATGGATGGTTCTAAAATCGAATTAACGGCTTTAGAAATTGGAGCAGATGCTATGCTAGCAGATGCAAGTGGTAACACTGCACCTTGCCCAGATGGTGAGTATGAATTAGCTGATGGCACAAGTGTAACAGTTACGGCTGGAAAAATTTCGGGAATCGAAACTCCACAAGCTGAACTACCTACATCTGAAGAGCCAGCAGATTCAGCTCCAGCACCAGCAATGATGGAAGAGCAATTCTCTGCAATTGATTCAGAAATCGAAGTTTTAAAAGCTACGAATGAAGGATTAAAAGTAGAACTAGCTAAAATGGAAGGTAAATTCAACCAGGCATTTGCAGAGCTTATTGCAGTGGTAGAAGGTCTTTCTAAAT